GAAAACAGGAGTTTCTTCATTCTTTTTTTCTTTGTCCATCTGTTCCTTCTCCTTAGAGTTGTTCTTATTAGTATTATTTTTATTGATTCTAGGAATCCCTGCTCCGTCTTCCCAACTACAGGCTCCTTTTTCATCTATTAAAATAGCTAAATGATCAGGTCTATAATTTATAGCAATGGAAGAATACTCTTTGTTGCCAAATGTTCCTTGCTCTTGAATCTCTTCTACAAATAAACCAGTGGAAACATCCATTGGATTATTGTTGTGAATGTTTTTCAAGATTATAGGACATTTAACATTCGCCTTTGCAATATCAAACCATGCTTCAGCCTTTAACTTATCATCTTCCATAACAGTATTAAAAATATATCCAATCTTAAACTCTTCAAAAGTAAGAGGAAGATTAGCAGATACATTGGTTCCATTTTGAATTGGATGCCTAACTGTTATGGGATTACCATTCCATGCTTGAGGGAATTTGGCAATTTCTGACTTCGGATAATAAATGTTATTTAACACTCCCTCTTTAATCATAACCATAGGGACTACTAAATATTCTTTTCCTTCTAAAGTTCGTCTAGAAGCAGAAGCAAAATTCAAGTGCAAAGTTTTTACTACTTTATTGGTTATCATACTCGTCCTCTTTCTGAAAGTTTCATCGTATACAATATCTAATATATATAATAATTTATATTCTAAAAACAAAAAATCAAAGAAAATGTAGGTTATTTCCTCGTAATTCTTTTTGGTTTAGGTTTTGATGTATGCCTTCCGTAAAAATCTTGTTTACGAAAAGTACCATCCTTTCTAAAGTATTCTCCTCCTATACTATCTGCTCTGTACTTGCCTGACACACCTGAAATATTAGGGAGGTGAGGCAAAATCAGACATCTACAATTCGCATGGAGAGGGATAAGTCCTTTAATGTCAACAAGTTGGAACACTCTACCATTCATATCAGCACAATCAGGACAGTTATGAACTAACACACCTTCCACATAATATTCTGGGACTTCATTAATTTCTAAGTTGTAGACAGTTATTTTTTGGTATATGTTATCGCATAATGGACTACTACTAACTATAGGAGGAATATTTTGAAACTTATTTGTACAAACTGTGAAAAAGAATTTTATGCAAGACTTAAAACAATAAAATATTGTTCTCATAATTGCTACATAGCTTTTATGAAGAAAACTAAATGGAAGAAAATATACAAAACATGTATTTTTTGCAAAAAACAATATGTACCTCATAGAAAAAATGATGGGTCCATATACTGTTCTAAAGAATGTTTCCACAAAGCAACTATAAAACTCTTTCCTCTTGAATGTGAATATTGTGGTGTTATTTTTAAACCTGGGATTAGAACCAATCGTTTTTGTAGTGTGCTTTGTTATAGAAGTGCTCAGAAAATGTCTCCTAAAAAACCTCCACAAACACCTACAACAATTCTTGTTGAATGCAAGAGATGCAAGAAACAATTTAGTTGGACTGGTTATCTTGCTTGGGAAATTAGAAAATATTGTTCTGAAGAATGTAGAAGACCTCCTCATTTTGCAATTTGCAAAACATGTGGAACTAAATTTCGTAAAGAACCTAAAACCAATCAAATATTTTGTAATACAGCTTGTTATGTTAGATACACAGGAGAATCTTCTCTTGAAAAAACTATTAGAGAATGTCTTGAATCTCTTAATATTAAATATATCCAAGAATTTCCTATAAAGAGGTATTCTATTGATTTTTTTCTTGTTGATGCAGGTATTGCCCTTGAGGCAGACGGTGTCTATTGGCATTCTAAAGAAAGAGATAAACTTAGAGATAAGAGAAAAAGAGAACTCCTTAATAAAAAAAACATATCTTGTTTTTCTATTACTGATGAAGATGTTTTCAATACTAAGAATCTGCAAGGGCTTGTTATCAATAGACTCAGGAAAATCATTAAGAGTCAAATCACAAGCAAGAACCCATCTTCCTTTAAATAATTTAAAAGGATGTTCTTCTGTTACTATTATTAAGGGAGTATTTTTTATTTTTATTTTTAGAAGTCTTCCTGTATATAAAGATTTTTTTGTTTCTCTTACTTGTTTCAAACCTTTGCTTGTATAAACAAAATCATCTTTCTTAATATCTTCTATAGGCAACATACCTTTGTTTGTGTTTACTTTTGTTCCTTTTACAAAACATACACGAGATCCTGCTGTACTCCATTCTGCTCTTACCGTCACGTTTTCCAATCCTGCCTCTAAATACCTATTTACATTTGCTACATGATGTGCTCTTATAATTTCTGTCCTTGCTAAAGTACGAGCCCTTCTTATTCCTATATCATCAACCTTTTTTGCTAATTCACGAGCTATTGTATTAGGATTCTTGCCTTGAGCCATTCCTTCTGATAAGGTTCTGGATATTTGTGTAGACATCTGAGAGGTGATTCCTTTTAGGTCTTCAAATGCTCTTATATATAAAACACCAACCTCATCAGCATGTATAGGAGCTACAAAAGTAGGAGATATAATACCCTCATAACTAGGAAGCACTTTCTTAATTTCTGCATCTGCTCTTGCAATTCCTCTTCTATAAGCAGAACCAATATAAGTATTCATCCATCTGCTATGTGCTACAATACGTCTTCCTTCTCTTTGTGTGACCTCTAAAATATGTGTATCGTTCATCTCCCCTAACCAATCCATAAACTCTTCTACTTTTTCAGGATTGGTTTTATATTCAAAAGCTCTTGAAGGAAGTTCATCTACTAAGAATTTTAATTGCTTCCGTTTCTTTAATCCAAAAACATCATTAACTACTATATTATTATATATCAGATTCTTTAGATTACCAAAACGTAAGTTCATTCCTCTAACAAAATTATTCCTTAGAGTAGTCGTTCTTGTAGGATCAAATTTCTGTAAAGACATATTACAACTCGCTTAAATCTGTATCAGGTTTTCTATCGGATTTTCCTATTCTCTTAAATCCAGTACCAGCGACTCCTCCTTCTTCTCTATCTTCTTCTACTATGATATGTTCTATTTTAGCAATATCATCCATAATAGATTTAACTTGAGCAGGTGTTAAGTTTAAAACTTTATCCAAGAAATGCTCTACAGGAAATACTTCTTCTATTCCCATAGTGGAAGCATAACGAGCTATAGACTCTGTCATAATCCTTGTTATCTCAGCCTGTTCTTTATCAGACAGTAGTTTTTCTTTCTGCCATGTAACAGTATACTCTTTATCTTTTGGAGAGGAAAGTATTCCTATTTCTATCATTAGATCGATAAAAGGACGTAATACAGTAGGAGTAGCAAAATCATCTCTTCTTTGCTGTACCCTATCCATAAAGTTTCTTTTGTCTTGAGAAGATGCTAATTGAGCTTGTTCACTACCAAATAAGATTCTTTGTGGAATTCCTGTACTTGCTGATATCAATTGGATTTGTATATTGAAAGGAGCTTCAGGATCTCCAAATTGAGGCTTCAACTCTTTTACTTCTATACCTTGTAGCTTCATAAATCGTTGCATAGAATGAACATATAGTTCTATTTGTTCTTCTAATTGTGCTTTGGTTTGTGATAAGTCAGCTTCAGGAGGAGCAGTGAAAGCCATTCCTGCGAAAACATTTCTCCAAAAAGCCTCAGCAGAACTACCTACTATTTTTTCTATATCATCTAATCTATTGTAAATACTTCTTAATCTAGGCTCGCCATATATATCACTCTGTAAAGGATTGTCTGCAAAATGAAGTATTCTGCTATAATGAACTTGCATTGCTCCTACAGGAGTTGTCATATTATCTGAATTTTCATTATTAGGCATAATGGTATACATTTCAGGAAGCATATATCTTTTAGACCCTGTATTGGTATTCCATGTTTTAATTTGTGTCTCTTCTTCTGAGTAAGGTTGTAAATAAAGCAATTCCGTTGCGTCTGTCAAAGGTTCACTTAATCTCCTACCGTCGTTAGCCCCTATTAAAAGAACACCAAATCTGCCTAGTCCTGTTAATTTGTCGGCACGAGTAAAATAGTGCATAACCCTAAAGTCTTTAAACAAAGAATTTACACCATCTTCAAATTCAGTAGCTTCAGGAGTTTCAGTATCTCGTATAAGTGGCATATCCTTCCAAGTATACTCAGGAAATATATTAACAATCTTTCTAGCAATATCCTGTCTGTAGTATTTGTTAGCATAATCAGAGTTTTTGATGTTTGTAGAATATCCTAATTCCTTATAGACATCCCTATCCCCATCAAACGTCTTTCCTAAATCCTGTCTAAGCGTATTCCTCTCTACAATAATACTAGCATTCTGCATCAAGGAAACAGTCTTTTTTTCTAACTGCTTATACTTTTCAGCACTTACATATTTTTTATTTTCCACTGTTACCATGCTCCATATCTTTTATTTCTAAATAATTTGTTAAACGCCCCTGAACTCGCATCTACTTGATCTGCAAATTCCCCCTTTGGAAAAAATCTCAATTCATCAATATATCTATTATTCCAACTCGCTCTCAATAGACTTACATTACCCTTTGCAACCTGAATGGCAAATGGTTCTGCTCTAACATCCTTTTCTCCAGTTGGTTTTTCTGCTTCTACACTAAAACCTCTTAAATTCTTAATAGTAGCTTCAGCAGACTCTTTTCCTCCAGATCCAGGTTCTTGCTCTACCCAAATCTTGACTGAATATCCATCTGCTATTGCTGTACTTTTTATATTCGCCTCTCTATTTTCCACTGCCCATTGACCAGTAACAACAGATTCTATGAAGAATGTTCCTCCTTTTAATTCATGCATCAAGACTCCAGCAGTACGTTTCCCACCATCCTCAGTTCCAGCTTTATCCCAATATCTAATACTTCGAATAATTTCACTTGGAATATCATCTTCAAGTTTCATTTCCCCTACCTTGAACATCGCTCCTTGACGAGGAACAGGATTTTGCTGTAGTTGACCAGAAGCTCCATAAATACTGAGACTTCGTTTCATCTTATCTATCGCAATTCTATCAAAACGTGCTTCCCAAAGAAGATCTCCTATTTTTTTTCTTGGATCTACATCTCCCAAAGAAGAACGAACCCTATTCATTCCCTCATACTCAGCAGGAAGACAAAGATGATCCCAATCCTCCTTTTCACGCTTCAAAATATATCCTACCAGATCTCTTGAATGTAACCTCTGCATAATAATAATATAAGAACCAGTCTTGGAATCATTCAATCGAGTAGACATAACTTGATCCCACCAATCAAGAACCTCTTGACGCTTGACCTCTGAAGAAGCATCTTTAGCAGAAAGAGGATCATCTATAACAATAATATCCCCTCCCTCTCCAGTTGTACTACCTTTTAGAGAAGAAGTTAATCTAGAACCTCCTTGAGTATTATCATATCTACTTTTAGTATTTTGATCCCCCTCCATAGCAAAGTCAGGATTGGATTCAAGAATCAATTCCATATAATCAGGAGAAGTAATAACCCTCCTAGATTTAACAGCATCACGAATAGAAAGTTTATCTGCATATGTTGTATACAAGAACCTCTTCTCAGGAAATTGCAACCAAGCAAAAGCAGGAAAAAATACAGCAACATTCAAAGACTTCATATGACGAGGAGGAATTGTAATAATCAACCGAGTTATTTTTCCATCAAGAACTGCTTCCAGATGTTTGCAAATCATCTGTATGTGCCACCCTCCGACAAACTCTCCTTGTTCTACGTACTTCCAATGCATCTTGATGAAGTGGTACAGGCTTTTCCTCGCTAACTGTTTCCTCACCCTTGCTAGACTCGGGAGATTGTTTTGGTGATCCCAAGATAGCTTCGATGGCTTCAAGTTGTTCAACATCTAATTCCTCCAATTCATCATTTGATTTCCTATTACTACCTATTTGTTTTTTAGAAAAAGTTTCAAGATCCTTAGGACCTCGAGCATCCTTGATTGTAAGAGTACTTCCTTTTGACCAATCAAATCGATTCTGCATGACCATAGTAAACAAAGAATTATTGAATCCTGCATTGTGAACATTTATCCGAGCTTGACGCTCCCACCATCCCTTTGCAAGAATTTCTCCATTCTTGATAGCCTTAGCAACCTCCTCATATTCCTTCATCCAAACAAACAGTGTAGAAGGAAGAATACCGAGAGTATTACAAAGCTCAGCAACTCCCAATCCCTTACTCATATAATATACTATTTGCTGAGGAACTTCTTCATTGTATCTGGTTTTTGCTCGAGGAAAATACTTGTCCCTCAATTTTCGTGAAATAAACGAATGTTTTTCCATAATTAATTTCTCCTATCTATATATTAAAATACTACTTGAAAAAGGATTGTAAAACATCAAAGATTATAGAGTCCTCTGAAAATAGTAATTCTAAAATAATATTCCTCTTAAAATATATT